CCTCGACGCTATCGCCCGCGCGAACAAGGGGCGCGGTTTCGCCGTCGCCAAGGTGCGGGCGTGAACTGGACCGAGGCAGAATTGGCCCGGCTGCAAGAGCTTGTCGGGCTTGGGTGGGCGCGGCAACGCATCGCCGCCGACCTCGGGCGCACGCTGGACGCCATTAAGGCCCGTATAGCCCAAGGCGGGTTTGACAAGCCCCCGGTTCGCGCGGCGCACTGGTGGACGCCGGAGGAGGAAACGAAACTTGAGGAACTATGGCGGGCGGGCCTTTCCGCCGGTGAGATCGGGCGCATCCTGGGCAAGGGTCGCGGCGCTATCGCCGGGGCGTGCGCCAGGCGCGGCCTAAAGCGCGGCCATGATCGGGCGCGCGAGATCAGATCAATCTCCTCCGCGATGCGTTCCGAAAAGTCGCCCGTCCGCAAGCGCGTCGCCAACTGGTCAATCTCCAAGGTCCCCGCGCCGGCCGACGTGCAATTGTACGTCCCCAAGACGCATACCGTCCCGCCGACCGCAAAGCATTGGCTTCAGCGTTCGTTCGGCGAGTGCGCTTTTCCTGTAGACGGAGCCGGGGTCGATCTGGTTTCGTGTTGCCGCAGGGGCTGGCGCACAACACCGGACGCAGCCGCCTACTGCACGGAGCATCGAGCGGTCATGTATCAACCGACACGCAGCGACCTTAGCGGGCTGGAGAGGGTGGTATGAGCGGGCTGAATGAATATCGTCAGGCCGTTGCTGCAAAGCGCATTGCCACGCCCACCGTTGGGCTAAGCCGCGTTCCTGACCTCAACCCCGCCATGTTCCCACATCAGGCGTCAGTCACCGACTTTGCGCTGAGAGGCGGTCGGACGGCGCTCTTTTTGGACACTGGACTGGGCAAGAGCCTTTGCGCGCTTGATTGGGGCCGCATTGTTGTTGAACACACGAACGAGCCCGTTTTGATGCTGGCGCCGCTCGCTGTCGCGGCCCAACACCAGCGCGAAGCGGAGAAGTTCGGGATCGACGCGCGGGCCATTCGTGAGCCCGACCAGATCACCACGCCGCGCGTCTACATCACCAATTATGATCGGCTGGACAAGTTTGATCCGTCCGCGTTTGGCGGGGTGATCCTGGACGAATCCAGCATCTTGAAAAGCATGAACGGGCGCACGTCCAAGTCGCTCATTCAGGCGTTTTCAGACACGCGCTTCCGTCTGGCCTGCACCGCCACGCCGGCGCCTAACGACCATTCCGAGCTAGGCCAACACTCCGACTTTCTAGGCACGCTCTCGGCATCCCAAATGCTGACGCGCTGGTTCATTCACGACAGCGCCGACACCGGCACATGGCGCATGAAGGGCCATGCCGTCCGCGACTTCTGGTCATGGGTGGCGTCATGGGCGCGCTGCGTTTCCAAGCCATCGGATCTAGGGTTTTCGGACGATGGCTTTGCGCTTCCGCCGCTCAATCTCGAGCGCCACGTTGTGAAGGCTGATCGGTCGCTGGACAGCGGCGCCGAAAAGGACGGGCAGGGTCGGTTGTTCCGCATCCCCGACACGTCCGCCACGTCGATCCACCGCGAAAAGCGCATGACCATTGAGGCGCGCGCCGACCTGATCGCGGAGATTGTCGCGCGGGAGCCGTGTGAGCCTTGGGTCATCTGGTGCGACACCGACTATGAGGCGGACGCGCTCGTTGCTCGCATCCCCGGCGCCATAGAGGTTCGCGGGTCGATGACGGCGGACCAGAAAGAGGAACGCCTCACCGCGTTCTCGACGGGTCAGGCTCGCATCCTGATTACCAAGCCATCCTTGGCCGGGTTCGGTCTCAACTGGCAGCATTGCGCTAGGATGGCGTTTGTCGGGCTCTCGTTCTCTTACGAGGCGTTCTATCAGGCAATCCGGCGGTGCTGGAGGTTCGGGCAAACGCGCCCGGTCAGCGTCCATGTGGCGTGCGCCGACACCGAGGAAAGCATCTGGCAAGTCGTGAACCGCAAGAGCGGCGACCACGACGCCATGAAGCGCGAGATGACGGCGGCCATGCGCCGCGCCGTCCGAATTGAAAACGAACAATCCCCTTATGAGCCGACCGCCCCGGTCCAGCTCCCATCATGGATGACCGCAGCATGAGCCACGTTCTCGACAGCGCCACTGGGCGCGGCTTCTACATCGTCAACGCCGATTGTGTGGAGTTTGCATCGACGCTCCCCGACAACAGCGTGGGCTTTTCGGTGTACTCGCCGCCGTTCGCGCAACTGTTCGTCTATTCGGACAGCGAGCGCGACATGGGCAACGTGGCCGACGAGGCGGAGTTTCGCCGGCTATATTCGTTCCTAGTCCGCGAGAAACTGCGCATCACCAAGCCGGGCCGGTTGACGGCGGTCCATTGCTCGGACCTGCCGCGCACGAAAACGACGCACGGGGTGATCGGGCTTTACGACTTCCCGAGCGACATTCGGCAGGTTCACGAGGAAGCCGGATGGACGTTCCATAGCCGCATCACCGTCTGGAAAGACCCCGTCGTGGAGATGCAGCGAACCAAGGCGCTGGGGCTTCTCTACAAGCAAATTCAGACCGACGCGACGCGAAACCGCCAAGGCATGGCGGACTACGTCATGGTGTTCCGCAAGACGCCGGATGACGAAAAGGACGCCGACAAGGTAGGCCACGACGCGCGCAACTTCCCTGTCTCGCTTTGGCAGCAATGGGCCTCGCCGGTCTGGATGGATATTCAACAGACTAACGTCCTGAACGTCAAAGTCGCGCGCGAGGAAAAAGACGAGCGCCACCTTTGCCCGCTGCAGCTTGACCTGATTGAGCGCGCCATCCGGCTTTGGTCGAACCCTGGCGATACGGTGTTTTCACCGTTCATGGGCATCGGCTCGGAAGGGTGGACAGCGATTAAGGCCGGGCGTCGGTTTGTCGGTTCGGAATTGAAGCCCGCCTACTTCCGCCAGGCGGTCAAGAACGTCTCGGAGGCAGAGGCGGCTGGCGAGACGCCGCAGCTATTCGACACGGCCGCCGCATGACCATCCTCGCAATAGACCCCGGCCTCTCAGGCGCGCTTGCGTTCCTCAAGCCCTCTGGCGCACTCACCGTCATCGACATCCCGACGCTGCAACTCAAGAAGCGCGTGATTGACGAATATGCGCTGGCGCGGATCGTTGACGAGTGGGCGGTGGAGGTGCGCGAGGTTTGGCTTGAACAGGTCGCTACACGGCCAGGAGAGGGCGCGGTCGGCGCGTTCACATTCGGGCGCGGCTATGGCCTGTTGCGCGGCATCTGCGCCGCCAACTTCCTGACGATCCACGACGTAACACCCCAGGTGTGGAAGCGCGCGCTTAACGTGCCGGCGGAGAAGGATGGCGCACGCGCCGCCGCGTCTCGCTACTTCCCGAGATACGCAGGCGAGTGGGCGCGCGTGAAGGATGACGGGCGAGCCGAAGCTGCGCTGATCGCGCTTTACGGTTCAAGACAGATGCAAGCGAGGGCGGCATGACGAACGCATTTGAGACACACAACATCGGCCACCTTTCGCCGTCGTCCATCAACCTCTGGCTTAACGCGCCGTCGTTGTGGGTGATGGAAAAGCTCTTGGGCCACCGTGGGGGTGTGGGCGCCGCCGCTCACCGTGGCACGGCGACAGAGGCAGGCGTCAGCGCGGGGCTATTCGACCACGACCTGACGCTTGACGCCTGCGTCGCCGTCGCGTTGCCCGTCTACGACCGCCTCACGGCGCTATCGGGCGACCCTAAGCGCGAGACCGAACGCGGCGTCATTCCCGGCATGGTCAAGCAAGGCTTGGCGCTGCGCACGCACGGCGTCCCTATCCGCCCCAACCGTGGCGACCAGCACAAGGTCACAACGTCCCTTGAAGGCGTCGGCGTGCCGGTGATCGGCTATCTCGATTGGCTGTTTGCCGATGAAATCCTTGACCTGAAAACGACCCTCCGCGTGCCGTCCGCCATGAGCGAAACGCACTTGCGCCAGGCGTCCGTCTACAAGCGGGCGCACATGGATAAGCGCGTCCGGTTCGTTTACGTCAGCGACAAGAAGTCGGAAACGCACACACTCACGCGCGAGCAATACGATGTGGCCATCTCGCAGCTTACGGGCGCGGCGTTGCGGCTACAGAAATTTCTTGCGCTTTCCGCCGACCCCGGCGAACTTGCCGCCATCATCCCGCACTCGTCGGATAGCTTTTACTTCAACGATCCGGCGACGCGTGCGAAGTCCCTCGAAGTGTTCGGCTACTGAAAGGCCCCTTGCATGTTTGAAGTTCGCAAGCACTCGTACAAAACGCGCGGAAACCCGCTCCTGGGTTTCACGATCCACGACGGCGACCGCGAAGTCTGGCGCGGTGAGGGGTTTATCGAGCCCGAATACCGCGCGGCGTCTATCCAGGTCGCCTTGCGCGAATTGAACGGCCAACCCCCCGTCATCGAGGGCGAGAATATTCTTGACCGGACGGCGATGATCCTTGCCGATTGGTCCCGCCGCCGGTTCCCCGAACAAGCGGCCTAAGAGATGGGCGGCCCGACCCTTTCGGGTATGTGAACTAGGGAAAGATTGAACATGGCACTAGGATTGCAGACCGAAGCCGGTGGCGGTGAAAACTTCCTTCCGGTGGTCAAGTACGACGCCCGCGCCGGGCGGGTGTTCCGCATCGACCGGCATCAGGACAGCGCGGGCAACTGGTCATCCGACGATGTGGACATCACGTCCACGTTCCAAGGCGCGTTCGACCTCGGCGCCATCGAGGTCGGTTGGGTGTATTTCGTCGCCGGCCAAGGCCCGTCGTGGGCGCTCGTGCCGCTCGGCCAGCCTCTCCCGGCCCGGCCTTCCGAGAACCATAAGCAGTGCTTTCGCCTCAAGGTGAAGCTCGGCAAGGCGTGTGGCG